TTCAATGTCCTCACAACCAAATCTTTTTAAATAGGCAACAAGGTAAATTATCATCTCGGCTGCCAATTCTTCATCTTCCGAATATTTAGGAAGATTATCACTCCTATATTTAGAAGCAATATCGAATTTTCTCCAAACGACTTCAATTCTTATGCTAAACGCTTTTCTTGAGCTATGCTCATTCATCTTAAAGCGCTTCCTCATGATATTCAAGCATCTCTGGGCAAACCTATTCAATGTTATCATATCGATCGGGTTAAATTGTTAGACTATGAATAATCTCACACGATTCTATTAGGTTGGTCTCTGATGCGAAACCAATGAACATATTCTTTACCTATCAGCATACTAATTATTTATTTTGAGGGTCTGTTGTATCCAAATACTTCCTGTATTCCAATTCTGTTTTGGCAAGATTGATTACGGTATTAACCCCTTGGAAAACTTGTTTTGCTTGGCTCACTTTACTAGGATCTTCTTTCACATCCTTAATTTGTTGAAGAACCAAATTCCTCAAATCTTGTAAAATGGTAGGGTTCACTGTAGACACCTTATTCAACCGTTCATTTGCCAACACGACAACAGTATTTGTTATTGGCCGGAAACGGTTCAACTTGGAAGCCAAATCAAACATACTAAACACTAACACTTTGCCATTATTCAAGTATATCTCAACTTCGGTACCATCATCACCGGTACCGTCACAGTAATTGAGAATTACAACTTCTTCATTCTGATAAAGGAATGGTTTATTAACCATTTCTTTCAATCTATCTATTGCTCCATCAGTCATGATTCATTCTTTTTTGTTGCTTTATTAATTTGTCTATTCAAAGCTCCTTTTAGCTTGATTAGGTACTGAACATCTTCCGGATATCGGGCATACAAAGAATTCTCTTTTTTTAATTGTTCAGAACGACTAATCATGTAAAGGTTCTCAATGGAAACGTTTTGCCTATTGCCATCCTTAAACTGAATATTATAACCAGGGGGGATTTCTCCATTATGCTCAATCCATACAAGCCGATGTTTAAGTTCAAAGACATTCGGTTCGGCAGTTTTCACTTCAATGTAACCGTCACGAGTTATGCGTTCATAACCGACTGGTTTATGATTTTTGGGGATATGTCCTTTCTTAAATCGAGTAGCTTTCGTTTTTGCTAATTGTTCCTCTGACATATATTCCGTTTGCTTACGTCCCTTGTTCATCGGTTGGTGGCCTTTGGGAAAGAAGCTTTTAGAAGCGCATTGAAATTTAAATTCTTTAGATTTAAAGAGCCGTAATTTAAATGCAATTCCATTTACAGCAGAATAAGTGGTACCTAATATCTGTGCTATTTCCTCATTAGTATGATTGGGATACAACTTTTTCAATTTATCAAGTCTCTCACTATTCCAAAACGAGATTCTCGGAGAGCGCCTAAGTTTTCGAATCAAGGCCTTTGTTTTAACAGCACTAAGTGTTTTATCAAGACGCCTAGCAAGTTCTTTTAAATCAGCAGTCGGGTACTCACTGTCAAGTATAGCAAGTTGTTCGCCAGTCCACGTTTTCATAAGTGCGTCAATAAAGAGAGGAAACCACTAGGCTTCCTCTGTGTTATCGTTATTTAGCTCTTTCAGTCTTTCTTTGAGCTTCTTTTCTTTCTTATCATATGAATCCGCAAGTTTCTTAGAGAGTGCTTTGAAATCATCCGGATATTGTTCTGCAAAAAGGATTTTCTGACACTTTTGCAAATAGGAGTAGAAATTCACATTATTCGATGATAAGCATTCAGCAATAAAGGCTCTATACCATTGGTGTCGGTCAGCTTGGTTGTTCTTGACATAATTTACAAAATCACTCTCACCATTCCATTTTTTCAAATTCAGTTTTTCAAGATAAGTACTGCTACAACCGCTAAGAACCAGCACATCAAAAACAAGTTGTTCATTTTCAGAGAATTCTTTTGTTCTCTGATAATATGTTTTCTCTTGCGCCCACTTGCGCATTTCTTCAGCAGACTTCTCCTTGACTATATCCTTCGCTCTTTTTAATTGGGCGTTTATTTTTTCCCTTTCTATCTCTTTTAGATCGGCAACGGCGGAAGTAGAGGAAGCCGTTTCTTTTCTAACATAATAGAAACTAACGTTAAATTCGGGAGAATAATGTCCAAAAAATGAAAGACAACGATAAACTTCTCCATCTTCAAGCATTTTCAAAGTGCGTTCATCATCTTCTGAATACCAGCACTTACATCTAAAGATTTCATCAGGATCAACTATTTCAAATCCAAGTTGTTTAACAGCTTCCAAAGTTTTTTCATAGAAAACCTTTCTATCTTCTCCCCAATATGTATCGGGACGTCTAGCGATAATTACTGTTTTTCCAAATGAAAGAGGTTCGCCAACTTTAACAAGATGTTCATATTCTAGTTGAATTTTCCGCGTCACATAAGCAATCTGTTTTTTCTCATAGCAAGCAGCATTGATACATCTAGCATCCTTACTATTCATTTCATAGAACAAACAACCATGATTACACGTATTATTCTCACATTGAGAACATGATTTAATATCAGTATTTTCCCAATTATCGGAATCATCTTTAATCCAAGGTGCGTTACCAAGCTCCATGAAAGAATTACTCACAAATTCTCGAATCATAGCAGTAGTACATTGTTCTTCCTCCTCCTCATGAAACTCTTTTTGAGTATCTTCATCCAATTTAGAAAGAATCATAGCACCGGACAATGGTATATCTCCATTTCTTACCCGCTCTTTTAGTTCAGGAATAAGAGAATTCAATTTAATACGGTCAAAAACAAACCGGGTAGACTTTCCTATTTTAAGAGCGATATCTTCCAAAGTTCGTCCTTTTTCAGCCAACTGCGCAAAGGCAAAAGCTTCTTCGATGGGATCAACATCTTTTCTTTGAAGATTCTCGGTAATCATCGCTTCAAAAGCCTCATCATCTGTCATTTCTCTGACAATGCAGGATATTGTCTGAAATTTTTCCGACTTTTTTCGATGGGCTTTGATTTTTGCAACATTCGCTTCATCTTCCTTTGCTTTCAAAAGTGACACAGCCCGGAAACGACGCTCACCGCAAACAATTTCGTATGTGTAAGGTAATGGGGTAACATCTCCGGTTTCTAGGTTAGTCATCTCCTCGGATTTAGCAACTCTGACAGTGATAGGTTGCAATAAACCTTGCTTTTCAATGTTGCTTGCAAGCTCTTCAAGAGCTGCTTCATCAAAAGTCTTTCTCGGATTCAAAGGAGAAGGACTGATAAGGTCAATTCTAATGTTTTGTACTTCCATAATTTAATTATATTGGTTTGACTTTTAATTCATTACATCAGTAAAGTTATCGTAAAATGACAAGTTATGCAAACAGAAACTTCGCCATTTTAACGCCATTTTCATGCGGGCTTATTACGTATTTGAATGAAGCCACGTTTTTCCGTTTCCCGAAGCAATTCCATATCTTCCTCACGGATATAACAATCCGTTTCACCATTAACAGTTGTGTGATTAGGAATACCAAAACGCTCCCGTATTCTTCTTTTCACTTCAGGAATATCTTCAAGTTTGATATGCCTAGTGTTCCAGTAAATTGTCACCTTCTGCTTCTTGTTTGCCATTTTCTCTTTTGTTTAGATAAGAGATTATTTCATTTGAGAGACTTAACGCTTTAGCAGCTTCTTCATCTCCTTGCTCAACTCTAAGTTTGAGTTCGTTCCGGTATTCTTCATACGACAAGCCACTTGTATAGTTCACTTCCTCCGACAAATTCTCTTTATGAAAATTCCATGACTGATTATCAGCAACAGCACAACGTTCTTTATTGTATTCACGAAGCCAACTCATGATGACCTGACCATCAATTCTATTATAGATATTGCCATATTTCATTTTCATTGCGTTCTTGAAACACAGTTTAAAATCATCAGTTTTCATATATGGATATTCTTCAATGATTAAATCTACTGTAGTAGCGACTTGTGTAGCCGACATTGGATTACCGACATTGAAAAACTCCAAGGCATCAGCTATCAATATGACCAACACTGCTCTGGCTTGCGGCTCACCAAACTTTCTTATAATAGTGCCAATAGAAGGTTCATCACTTTGAAATACATCTTCAACCTTCTTGGGGCATAGAGCTTTGCAATAGTTTTTCGGCGAGGTCCGTAAGACTGCTAACCGATTCTCTTCTTGTGGCCGCAGTATCAGTTCGTTTTCCATTGTAATTTCCTTCTAAAATTTTAGTAAAATTCGCAGACTTGAATATCCAGTCAAAAGTGCACCTCCAATTTTTATCGTTTTGCCCAAGCAAGAAAGGACTGTCTAAAACCAATTGGAACACATCGAATACAGCTTGCTTCCCGTATTGTGCGACACGTGCTTTAATAGCTTTCTTTCGTTTTGCATCTATGGACTTTATAGCAGGAAGTTTACCTTTAAACGTGGAATTAAAATAATCCATTAGCCCACCCCAATCAATCTTTTCCTCGGGGAACAAAGAAAGCTCGTCTTTCTTTGATTCTCCTTTAGGAGAAGTTTCTTTCTTTTTTAAATGAGAATCATTATCATCTACATAATCATTATCATATTCATTATCATTATCGGGTTTTGTGGGTTCTTTTGGGTTTCCAAATAACCCAGTGGGTTTTGTGGGTTCTTTGGGTTCTTTTGGGTTTTCACTTTTCGGACGTCCCCCCTTAGAACCATTGCTCTTATTCCTTTCCACAATAGACATATACTTTTCAGTATCCCTGTCTATATCTATCTTTATAAAGTTGAAAGCAATATTTGCCATAGGTTTCAACCCCCGAAGATTTCCCGTTGTCGCATACTCAATTATGCTTTCGTAAATCTCCAGCCTGACATCATCCGGCAAATCCTTGATTGCTTCTCTCCACCCTTTATAAAAGATGAATGAATTTCTTTCCATATTTTAAGGGATTATACTCCGATTAGTAATAAACTCACAGACCTTTTGCTTCCTTCAGTTTTTTCGCTTCTTCCTTGTAATAAGTAATCAGCTTTTCTAATTGAAAGTCACTAAATTGCTTTGTAACATTTTTCTTGGCTTCCAGGAGCAGCACATTTCGTTCACCATACTTGGCAACTAGACGTCTGCGATAATCCTGAATATTTCCTTCCATGAAGCGGTTACAATGTGAACATTGAGCATTGCAGTTTATTTCATCAAAGCGAGTACTCATGTGTTGGCGGTTGATGTAATGACCGCAATCTGCTTTATTGAAAGGCTTTATCTTACCACATGAAATACACTGAAAATATCCATTAGGCATCGTATCACGATAACGGATGAATAAACTAAATATTCTGTCTAGTTTATCGACAAGATCAGGTTTCTTCTTGACCTTAACACCTTCTACCTCGAAAAGAGGCTTTTTCTTTTCTTTCTTCTTGTAATTTCTCCACATGATAATTAAAATACTACATTGGTTAATTGACGGCCACGACTCATTATACACCATTTTCCCTTTTCAGGCTGTTCTATGCGTAACTCTTCAACACGCCCAAAACGCCGGAAATTCCCACTCAAATCAACAACCCAACCCTCTTTACCTTGGCAGGGACGAATGACACGACCGACCATTTGATAATAGAGGGAAAGGGATTTGGTTGGACGTGCAAGAACAACCGTATCAAGCTCCGGGTAATCGAATCCGGTTGTAAGTACGCCGACATTAGCAACAACTTTTATTCTTCCATCTTTAAAACCTTTCAGAATTCGTGCCCTTTCTTCCTTTGGAGTAGAACCGCTAACGATCGCACAATTAGGAATTTCAGAAGCCAGTCTTTCAGCTTCACGAATAAACCTCGTGAATATTAAAATGCCTTTGCGTGGTATGCCCGATTTGGGGTTCAACAGACGCCTTGTCCATCCAACTATATCTTTGTATATGTCCACACGTTCAAACTCTTTCAGAAGACTTTTCTCATCGTAATCTGCACCAGTAGAATTAGTCCTGACTCTACTTAAATCCAACTTTGTAATATCATAATATTTCAAACTTGCGAGAAATCCTTTAGCAAGTAGTTCACTCACCTGACAGTGATAAATAACATCAGTGAAAACCTTTGGCCGGGTACGAGTTATAAATTTAAGCATAGCACCACCTCTTCCTGAACATAATCTGTAAGGAGTCGCTGTCAGCCCAATAACTTTCCTTTGCTCATCTTCAAAGAATTCCTTATACATTCCTTTCTCCGGATTCACTAAATGACATTCATCAATCAGAACGTGCTTGAAATGTTTGAAGAAACTCATGTGTTTCATCACACTACCAATCATAGCGAACGTAATACGATTGATATCCTTTCTTCCGGCAGAAGCTGAATAAACTCCACAATCGAATATGCCGTATGATTGAAGTTTCGCAAAATTTTGTTCGAGTATTTCCTTGCTAGGCTGGAACACTATCAGCGGCCCGTCTATCCGTGCAGCTATATTGGCAATGACAAGGGACTTCCCGGCACCGGTGGGAAGAACTATCACGTAGTTTTTCTTTTCCTTGGATTTAAAAACGCTGACCGCTGCATCACTAGCACTTTTCTGGTAGTCTCTTAACTGGTATGTCATAATTTGATGTGATATTTATGAACTTTCGAATGACAGTCACCACAAAGGGTAACGAGACAATCAAGATGTTCAAGTTCATGCCCAACAATTGATTTCCCGTTAACCTTGTATGTTTTGTGGTGAATCTCTAAATTGAAGTCTTTGCCGCACATCTGGCATTTATGCCCATCCCTAATACGAACCTTGCGCTTGGCTTCTTCCCAATCAGGATTATTCACAAGCAGCTTCACATAGTTGGACTTCCTGCCTTTTTTGTGCTGTAATCTACTCATCGTCTTCCGGTTCTTCTTCAGGAAGTTTATCAGACAGGTCTTCTTCGAACTTGTCCCCATAATCTTCTGTATCATCAATAGGACGTTCTACTTCAGGATATTCAATGCCAAACAAATCAAGCATCGCTTTTCTGTTTCGATCTTCCTGTGCCCAAAGAGAACGTTTGTCCCAATCAGGGATTTTTTCAGCTTTCACAAGCTTAAACTCACCGTTCACCCATGAATAATACAGGAAATATCCATCAAGAGCAAACCGGATCGTATTCTTACTTGAAAGATGATACTCCCTCGTCCCCTTTTTGACCTCGGCAGCCAGGTCTTTAATTTCAGTCTTAATAGAAGCTAACCTGTCTTGAGCATCACTCTTTATTTTCTTCGCACGTTCAATGGCTTCCAACAATTCACGTTCGCGTTTGGGGACCTCATTCTCTTGCTTGATGCAATACTCTTCACGAATTTCGGAAATCTCAAATTCATCCAGTAAACGTTGTGTCACCTCACTTTCAGGGAATGTAGCATTGAAATGCTCATTCACCAACTTTATCAATTCATCTACATTCGTAGAACCCTGAAATAAAACAGGGGGAAATTTTTCCCGAATAGAATCGGGAACTACAAACTCGATTGTCTCGGGTTCGTAGTTTCTCAAATTTGCAATCATAAATTATAAAAGGATTAATTAGTACCGGTTTTGGTACTCATGAATAAAATCTAAGTAATGCTGGTCTTCAGGCAACGGAAGTGTAATACCAAACTCGGCGGCCGCATCTATTTTCACGCTTTCCATGAAATTATGCATCTCTAAAGTATTGAGTTTACTTGTTCCTCGCACAATAGTTTCCACTTTACCATTCACATGAACCTGTTTCACAAGAAACTTCTTACAATACAAGTCATGTATATCCTGAACTCCAGCAGCAGTGCTCCAATACTCTTCACCTGTGTATTCACGCAAACAGGCACCAATACACTGGAACCATTTCCACATGAGAGCATTTTGATTTAACGTTCTCGGCTGTGTCTTTTTCTTAATGGTTACAGTGTATTCTCCATTACGAAGTGTGCTGCACATGAACTCGAAAGACTTATCCATTTGGATTTTGCCATCTTTCTTCGTCAATGTTGCTTCCATAACCTATCAGAATGGCAAATCGTCCTTGGTCGGTGGTGGCGGTGGCGGGCACTCATTCACCGCACTTCGAGTCTGATTATTGGTTTGTTCCGGAAGTGGTGGCGGTGGTGGTGCTTGTTGATGAGGCTTAACAGAAAGCATCTCCATATTATCAACAAAGAATTCTGTAATATACCGTTTGATTCCTCTGCTATCATCATAACTCCGAGTTCTTATCTTTCCTTCCAGATACAACTTGTCTCCCTTATGGACATACTTCTCAACAACATCGGCGAGGCCACGCCAAACAACAATATTGTGCCATTCAGTTCTTTCAGGAACCTGTGTTCCATTGGCAAGGGTATAGCCTTTTTCAGTGGTGGCAAAGGAGAAAGTGGCCACTTTAGAACCAGCTTCCAAAATTCTAATATCGGGGTCTTTGCCAACATGCCCGATAAGCATCAATTTATTTAAACTCATGATTTATCCTCCCTTATTGTTACACGGATACTATCAGCTTTAGGAACTGTTTTGATATACTTAGAATATAATTCCGGATAGTCAGCCTGAAACTTTTTAGTATCAAAATTGTCACTCGTAGAAGCGGGTGTATAACTAACTCGCAATCTTCCGGCATCCCATGACTTGACACCATTCTCACGCATAGCAGTTTTCAATTTTGCCTTATAATCTTTCTGAATCTTGGTTAGATCTGCAAGTTCTTCCTCAATCCCGATTATAGTATTTACAAGCTGCATTGGAATAAGTAACTTGTCATCATCAGGGGCAGGAACGGGAAGATCGGATAGATATTGCTCACCCTTCTTCTCGCATTCCATTAACTTCTTGACTTCTTTATCAGGCTTACGAGGAATTACAACCAATTCATGTTTATCACCACGTACCCAAATGCCGAACAATTTATCAACTTTGAGTAATGGATTTTGGAGTTCAAACAGATAAGCATAGATTGACAACTGCCAACTTAAATACTCCTTATCAAGATGCAGCGTAGTTTTAATGTCAACAAGACTAATTCTACCGACTTTCTCCCAAACGCAATCTATATTTGATGCAAAGTATTCGTTATCAGAAACGGTATATTCATTGGCAAGCGCCTTATATCCAGCATTTACCCTCATTCTAATGTAATTCTCTGCTTCAATACTTTCAGGCGGTAAGCCTGTTGCATCAGCAAACTGGCATTGAGCATGAATAAGGCTACCCTTCTCAGCAGCTCTCTTCAATACAAAATCCGGGACATCTTTATATTTGTCAGGGAACAACTGCCGGCTAATCATACCGGTTATACCTTGCAACTGTTTTTCACCGAGCATATAAGTGTGGTTTTCCTCATTGAAAACCACACTGGATTTCACTAATTCTATCATTATTATCAATTTCTAGGGGGATACGTTTTCTGCATGTCAATAGTTATGTTTCTGAACTCCTTATTATTGTGAAGTTCAGGATGCTCAGCCCAAACTCTTTCAAGCTCTTCGCGGCTTTTAACACCAGTCATTTGTTTAATTGCACGATCCAGGTCTACACCAGTATATACTTTGCCCGAAGCGTTTGAAGCAGAAACATTAGGATCATATACTTTTTCCTTCGTATTACCATAAGCAAAACGAACACGGTTTTTATTGTCCACAATAACAAGTAGAATAATCTCCTTTTGCTCGTTATAGCCAATCTCTTTCACACTGAATTTAGTATATAGAGCAGGAGAACCTGTTTTGCTCTGATATACTTCATTTTTCTCAAGTGGAACCCAAATGAAAGGACCCGTATAAAGTTCACGCCCAATTCCCCAGTTAAATCCTGCACGTTTAAAGGCGTCCGAAGCCTGCCCTTTCTCTTTTTCTGTGCTGGATTCTGTCCCAACATCCTGTTTACTCACCCATTCCTTCTTTTCATTATCCCAAATGGACAACGTACAGAATAGATTCCCATTAACGACATCATGGTGCCGTTTCCAGTTCATTTCTCCGAACACTTCATCAAGTATTCTCATGTCTACTCGAGCATCCTTGTATAATAGCAAGGAGCAGCCCGAACCGTCCGGTTTCATAGTACCAACTCTACATTCAATTTCAGAAGCTAGAAGCGGTCTAATAGAGTTTTTCTTCTTCTCTTCATTCTGAACCGTTGATACAGTGTTTTTTCTCGCTGTCATAATTCTAATTTAATGGTTTGACTTTTAGTTTATTACATCAGTAAAGTTATCGTAAAATGACAAGTTATGCAAACAGAAACTTCGCCATTTTAACGCCATTTTCAGGTAGTAAAAACTGCCTGTACGATATTGTACAGGCAGAAAAATAAGAAAATGAATAATCCAATGTACCTTATGGAACGGCTACGCTTGAAGGGTGTACGGCTCCCTGATTTATACATAATGTAAATGCTAGTGGACGGAACCGGAGTCGAACCGGTCTCACGGAATATTGGTGCACCTCACCGCAGTTTCAGCCAACGATATACATATCCGCCCGATTAATTAAAAAGGTGCACTATCTTCACAGACCATACACCCCAATCACAAACACAAAACAAAACTCATGAACTACTATAATTTAATAGGATCAGAAGGGTGAATGGCGTGGGGCTCGAACCCACATCACGCATACCTGCGTATGCTGCCAATTACACCAGCCATCCGTTTTAAGTGAACTATTCTCACGAACCATTCACCTAGAACACAAACACAAAATAAAACACGACATTAACTATTAAATAGCACTCTCACGAGCTTCTTGCTTCCGGATAGCCGTTCAAAGCACACCGGAATAGTATAGAACAATTAAAACTCAAATAACAGGGGCTTTAACCCTACAGCGTCCTTTTCGCTGGCAACATTAGTTAAACATAAAAAGAAAAATTCTCTGTGAAGAAACCCGGACTCGAACCGGGATGAGTTGTCATGCTCACTACATCTAAGGGCTGACACTCCCTATTGTTGAGTAGCGCGTCTGCCAATTCCGCCATTCCTTCAGGTCGTAGCCAGACGCTTCCGGCTACATTGATTGAATTGTTATTGATACAAACATAATTTTCCCCCTCACGGGTTACTTAACTCTGATTGAGTTGAGCCGGGAAACGGATTCGAACCGCTGACCTCATGTAGAAACATGCGCTCTAACCAACTGGGCTATCCCGGCAGATGCCCGGCGAACCGGGCTAAATAAACATGACAAATACTAAAATTAAGCAATGCAGACCTTCACAGGCTATCTTTATTTTGTTTCCTATCTTCGTAGTATCGAAAACAGATATAATTCACTGATACGACAGTCACCAATACAAAAGCAGCAATAAATTCTTTCTTGCTAACTTCAATGCTATCTACAAGATACAGTGTTGTCCATAAGGCAATGAACATCATGGCATACTGTATCACTTTAATCTTTTTCATTTCTTCCGTTTTTTAGATTTAACTTTCCTTCCCGCACATCGGCAATGAAGTAATACTTGAGCAGCATTACAATGCCACTTGCCGTTTTGGACATTAGTGGGCTTATCACTTTCAATCTTACCCGCTTCTATAAGATTCATCAATTTCTTTTCCCCACCTACATAATATGCAGACTTATCTTTTCCGAATGTCTCCGTAGACATCACACGAAGAATATTATCCAGTAATATTTCAGCCATTTCACCTCTAATAGTTTCCATAAGCTTTAATTACTTACTCAACTCGTGTGACCGTAACAATACCGCTGTTCCTATCAGACTTAATCCCCCATTTTTTATCAGGCTCCTTCTCTTTTAGCCTGTAAGAGGTTAGATTCAAAAGATACGCCCTTTTGGAAATGGGAAAGTCTTTTTTGTCATCAATCTCCATTTCACGGAGAATGCACATGATACTCTTTTCTTTTTCCATACTGATTAATTTAAAAATAAAAGCTCCCCCGAACCAATTCGATCGGCAGCATCACGCTTTATTCGGAGGATTTACTTAACTTTGGGGTGTAAAACTAAAAATTAAGTAATATGGAGAACTTCATTAAAGTACAGTTAACTGATGGCACAGAAGCCGTCATTAACAAATTAACCATCACTAAAATTATTGTCAACCAAAGAGGTACACTAACAATCCTTTTCAATGGATTAGGAAGCAACGGATTTCCTCAATCGCTTGAGATTAATTATCCACTGGATGGTATCATGGGGCTACTCAATGAGTAAGATAGTCCAATAACCGTTCCCAATCAGACTCATCGCCTGACCCACATTCATCTTTGAAATGAGTGACACACCACAATCGGATGCGCCACTCTTTCAAAGGTGCGTTAATTACAAAAGAGACTGCTTTTTGGTAATCTCCATCGGGTTGTATTTTCTTAACAACTCGCATCTTAATCATTCGGATTAAGTATTTACGGATAAACTTGGGTAATTTCATTATTGAGTTATTTTCAGAAAATCAGGAGCAATACCATAGAGCGGTGTTTTTCCATCCCATTTATCAATAAACTGCTTATACAGGATTTCTTTAGTCAACCCTTTCGATGTAATAAGAGCCTGTTCCGTTTTCAATCGTTCCAATTCATTTTGTTTCTTCTGCTCTTCAATTTTCTGATCGAGAACAGATATGTTGGTATTTACTTCATTGCGACTATCAATCTTATCACGAACAGCTCTTGAAAACTCCAACTGTGCAGAAAAAGTAAGTAATTGTAATCCTCGTTTATCAAACTCTTTATCTACTATTTGCTCCAGTCTCTTTTCAAAAACTAACGAGCCACCATCCGCCATCAGGCTATCAGTCTTATGTTTTCGGCTTTCCTCCTTAATAAGATCATAAATACGAGGTTCCAAGATATTATCTTCCAACGATTGCATAAAGCCATCCTTTCCTGATGGAGTATCGGCTTTATCAATATGCTTGTTGTCAAATACAATATCAATAGCCCTATTTTTCATCACCTTATAGGAATAAGTCGGACGTGCTGTAAACTCCGTATTGTCAGCAGCCTTTAATGTAACCGGCTCTGCGAATTCTCCACGTTGGTCAAACAAAGGAACCTGAAATAGCTCCGTACCCCATTCCCATGTAGATACTTTGCCCGAAACTACTTTAAAATCGTCTTTCCCCTGTTTACCGTAATTCTCCATGAGCACACCGGCATAATTAGGAGCAACTCTTTTACACGATGCAAATAAAATAATGGCAATCAATGCCAAAAACAGACAATCAATCTTTCTTCTCATTTTTCAGTACTTTTATTAATTTATATGTGACAAAAAATATCGTGAACAAGATTACACCCACACCTATCCACGCATTTACGTGATTAAATATTCTATTTCCAACAAATAGACCGATGATGAACATCACAATTAGAGTTATGTAATTCTTCATAATAATACGCTTAATATTAATTGATTAATAAATTTCCCCCATTCCAAGATTATTCGCTAATAAAAAAGGAACGGGGGATTTTCTTATTTTTGAAGTGTCTAACCCAAAAAACAAGAAAATATGAATAATGAAGAAAAAGTAGTTTCATACTACAAAGAAACTTTAGAGAAAAAAATCGAATGGACTTTCAGACTCCAAAGCACTCTGTTGACTGTTGCATCCGCTACTTTTGCTGTACTTGTTTCTTTAAGCAATCTTTCAACCAACAACGCTTGCAGTCGAATTTTACTATTGGTGGTAATATGTTCAAACGCACTATCCATCCTTTTTTCGTGTATAACCATATACGAGAATCGAGCAATGAGCAACGTGATGATACGCAACGCTCAAAAACGGGTAGAAGAATATATCCTCTATAGCTTATACAATTCCAAAATGACCGTAACGCCAGCCGTACCACGCAATAAATTCTTCGCAATTTGTGAGTCAATTTCTTACATTTCATTTCTATTTTTTATTATTAGTTTAACAGCCTATGCAATTTATAAGATACACACGCAGTTGTAACGTCAATTAAACATTGAAGTGATGGGCGGATTCGAACCGCCGACCTCATGTAAAAACATGTGCTCTAACCAACTGGGCTACATCACTTTTTATAGTTATTCATTTTAATTCTATCTATATACTTACCGAAATCCTCTGCTATTCGGTTGCAGGGTAATTTTTGAACCTCGCTTTTATTGCTAACCACGGCTCTACACCGGTGTACCAAACCACCGTCTTACTACAGCCTAACTACCTACCCTCACGGGCTTCATATTCCTGCTACGTAAGCCATATATGTTCCACAATGTCAAAGAACTCTTCTCTGTTGTTCCCAGTCTCCCTTCAAGGGCAGGCTCAAAGACCGGACTGGGTACCGGATAACCGGCGGTTTGGTTTGACTTTAGTGAGGGTTATGATTTAGCAGCGGTGCAAATCAAGTTAGCTATTGTAGCAATGGACTTGACACTCTCCGCCAATTCGTAGTTTTTAGCATCTACTTTTCTCCACCAATCCTCATACATAGCTCTTTCTTTTCTTAGCTGTTCGTTCTCTTTCTTCAGTTCCCCTACTTGTTCTTCAAGAATCTGCTCACGTGATTTCTTTTGTTCTTCCATGATTATTTTATAATTTGATTAATCTCCGACATAATGTGCACCGTAATGAGTACTATTTGAGTTATAGTAAGCGGAAGCGGGAATACTGAGGTTATTGTACCCCTCATGCCTTGTAGCTTTAGCCGCTTTGCTCATTACCTCGTTTCTTTCTGATAAGAATTTATCCGTTCTTGCTTTCATGGCTTCCTGTGAGAAATTTTCTTGGAGTTTAGCAAGTCTCCAGGTAGCTTTCAGAACCTCACCAAAAGTTTTCCCCTGCTTCCTGCCTGAATACTTATAGGTTCTATGGGCATTTCTCATTATTTCGGATAAATCAAATCTTTTCATGTCTGTCACATTTATTTAGTTTCACATTTGTTTTATCAATCATTTTTTATACTTTTGGAGTATTGATTGATTGATGATGCAAATATATTGCTATTTGACGATATTACAAATCGAAATGATATTTTTATATCGTCATATGACAATATTTAACTTTTTAAGCAAGCTTATGGATACGTTAATAGACCGAATTAAAATGATTATTGAAGCAAAAGGATATTCCCCAAGAGCTTTTGCGATAGCAATAGGATTCAATTATTCAACTCTGAATAATTATTTAACAGGAAGAAGAAGCACAATAGATTCAGAACTCATCGAGAAAGCACTCACGTCATTTGACGACATTTCCGCGGAATGGTTATTACGAGGCAAAGGTGACATACTCATTCAAAAAGAAGAAACAGAACCAGGAATGGACAAATTGAAAAGTATTGTATATACCATAGCCAATTTGCAGGATGAGATTAACGAAAAGACAGTACTTACCCAACGGCTTTTGGAAGAAAACCAGAAATTAAAGGGTGAACTGGCTATGCTAAAGAATGAAAGAAATATTGGATAATCTAAAATTATATACACTGATGAAAACATTATTATTTATCGTTGTATCAGTTACTATGTTATTAAGTGGATGCAAATCCAAAGAAGAAAAAGTCAATAAGTTAATTACGTTGAAAAAAGAATCGTCTTTTTTCACAATTACAAATAACTCAAAATAAAACTCGTATATTAGCCCTCAAACTATATGGAAAATCACTTAGATCTCCTAAGTATCCGAAATGGACTACCAGGAATGCATAAAGATTTATGTGCTCACTATTATTCAGCATGTATGACTACCTTACATCGTTCAGGTCATTCAGATGGAACCATTATGCATCTTGAAGGAAATAGAGAAGATAATCTCCTGTTGCATTGGGAAGATTATTATGACGAGTGCATAGAGCGTTCATGGAAAGAAATAAATTATTGCACAGATCATGCAGCTGTTTGTGTTTCGTGTGTATTAGCAATTCATGAAACTGATTATACTATTGTAGAGCGTTCGTGTAAAGGTGATGGATTTGATTATTGGTTGGGCTACAAAGATGATGTATTATTTAGCCATGCAGCCAGATTGGAAATATCAGGAATATTGCAAGAAAGCGCAACAAATACTGTCGAAAAACGTTTAAAAACAAAGATAAGGCAAACAGAACAATCCGACGCCACCTGTTTACCTGCATATATATCAATTATTGAATTTGGGACTCCCAAAGCTATATTTTTACAGAAGTAATATTAGAAGTAACTATGGATATAAGAGAAATACACAATGAAGCTATGTATAAAGCAGAATTAGGCGATATACAAAAGCATCAAGGAAATTTCGAGAATGCTCAAATTTTATATGCAGAAGCATATGAACTAGAGAAAAGTGCAGCCACAGTTGCCCTAAACAATCAAAAAGGAGAACCGACAACTTCCATCTTACTAAAGAGTGCTGCAGCACTTGCTATGAGATGTAACCTAAATAGAGATGCGGAAAAACTTATTGGATTGGCTTTATCTGGAGAACCCCCTAGAGATATTGCAGAAGAGCTTAGAAACATGCTAGAAATAGTAAATTTTAATCGACATTTAGACTTAAAAGGAGTTGTTTTACAGGAAGATGAGGTCCAACTTGTAATTGCTGGGAAAGGAGTAGGATATGGTTATGCTAAAAGTGAAGATATTTTAGATAGAATAGACACTTTCCAAAAATTAGCAATAAGAACCATTGAAAGAAAAGCTGGAAGAACATTTAGAAAAAGTGGACAAATATCCGGTGAACTTAAAAATGTATGCAAGTCATATATTTCTGCTCCACAAGCTGCTAGTATGGCCTTTAGAATGAAATTTGGAAGTCTTGCCAATACTACATTAGCAGGATTTAGTTCTTTTGAAGAAGTTATTGAGGATATTAATGATAATATAGAACTAATCAGTAATGGAGATTTACTATCTCTTAAAAAGAATATATCAGATGAATCATATTTCAATAATTTTATAGGACTTACAAAACAACTAGCACCAGATGGAGACAGTATCAATTTATTTGGCATTACTTCTATTTTAAGAGGAAAAGAAAGAAGGGTACAATTAACAAGCCACAAAACTGTAATCTCTTCTATAATAAAACAAATTGAAAATACAGATGAAGAAATAGGTCATCAAAAGGAAAATAAAAGAGAAAGTATTATTGGGGTTTTATCAGCTGCAGATAACTTAGGAAAAGTAAGAATAACAACTAAGGATGGAACAAAGAAAATGATAATCGTACCTGATGGATTATCAGACATAGTGAAAACTTATTGGGAAGAGGAAGTAGCCGTAATCTATAAAAATGAAGGAAGAAAAAAAATATTACTAGACATAGATAAAGTGCCAATTTAACTATTCGATTACATATCAACATACACAACTAAAGAAATTTGTAAAGCAACTAACAGCATTTAAATTTATATAAAATGGAGAATATATCAACTATAAAATACCTCTTTGACGAAATTACTACAGTAGAAAAAAACACACATTATTGGCTTGTTCGAACAATGGGTGGTGATTTTTTCTATGAGTACCTTTCACGTGGTTATATAGCCATCGGATATAATGAAATTACTCTCAATGAAATTAAATTCGCTTCGACATTCGGAGAGAAAGCAGGGGAACAATTAAAAAAGATAGTAGAAGCCAAAGAAGCTTTGAAAAAACAATCCGATGACGAAGATGAAATTAACGCACAATATGCTACCACTCAACTATTGAAATTTTATCGAGATATTCAAATTGGAGATGTGATTGTAATACCAGGACGTAATTCTGATGATATCGCTTTCGCAAAAATAGAATCTGGAGTATACGAAGAACCTAACGTTTCTAAACTCGAAGGAGTTTGTAATTTTGCAAAAAGACGAAAAATACATCTGCTTCATAAAACTACCAGAACAGAGCTTAATCCCAAGCTACAGTTGATGTTTAATTCTCGACATATTGTATCAAATGTAGATGGATATGCTTCATACATTGATAGTAGTATTTCTGATTTTTATGCAAAAGATGGTTATACCAACCTTGTATTAAGAGTCAAAGAAGAAGACAATCTTCGAGCCAGTGATTTCGGACTTGTTCCTGCACTTGTAGAATTAGTCAGGGATTTTTCTGAAGAAAATAAATTAGATATAAATACCGATGATATAAAAGCCAAAATGTGTGTACAATCTCCAGGAGATATTCTCATGTTTGCAACCTCTTGGGAAGGTATTACATTAATAGGTCTATTTATTTTATTATTAAAAAGCGGTGAACTTTCTTATAGTAAAGAATCTGGTTTTAAAATTAAAGTTGGCGATTTATTACGATCAGCTAGTGAATTTTTAGATAGAAGAAGAGATCGTAAGTTCAAAAAGGCCATGCAAGACAAATTGGAAAATATGAAAATTGAAACCCCGAAAGATCTAACGGCAATTATGAAAGAATTTAATGATAAACGTGAAAGCTATTGATATTTTAATGGCTTATAAAAATGCAGAGTAAAGATTATCCCTAAAAAAATAGCAATAAAAGCTATTATTATTTTCTTCTCTAGCATATAATCCATGAATACAGATATAGTTATCCATTTAAGAACAGTTCCTATTATTCCTGAAAAAAATAATAGGGCACCTAAATAAGATAATATATAATGCACTGCTTTTTTCATAGCACAAAGATATGAATTATATTCCATTTAAAAAGATGAATCAAATGAAATATAGAAATCTTGATAGTACATAAAACAGCAAATGGTCGAATTATGGTCGAACCATAAAAAAAAGCAGGACTATATAATTGATATACAGGATATACAACTAGATTTCCAAAAATGTGTCTAGTTTAGTTTTTGTGTTAATAGCTCCCTCGTCGGCGGACGAACTAGGGAGCTATTTTTTTATTTATTACAGGAATATAATTGCACAAAATATACATATTTTCCATAACTTTGCAGCGACAAAGGATCACACAAATGGAATATAGCGTAGAAGAACTAAAAAGTGCATTAATAGAGAAATGCGAGAGTGAAGGTATCCTGTATGCAACGGTTGCAATGAACCGTCGTACTAAAAAAATGATTCTTCCTGATACTTTACAAGGAGCTCTGAAACATCCGGAATTCTTCGTATGTACCTGCAAGAAAGTAAAAGACCAATATGTAGTGGAGGAGATTACTAAAGTGTAA